TGATTTAAAAGTTGTTGAAAACTTTTTAGTTGATGATGAAGATGTAAATTTTGATAATCAGCAATGCGAAGACACTTTGAGTTTCTTGAATAAATATATCGATGATTCCGATTTTGATTTACAAAAGGATATAGTCAAGAAATTGATGAGAGATGTATATCGGGAAGCTTGCGAAATGGAGTGATGTATTTACTTACAATATCAGGAAAAGAAGATGAAGGTGCATATTCTGTACTAGATGAGGATGGTGAAAAAGCACTATACCTATTTGAAGAAGAGGATGATGCAACCCGATATGCTGGTCTTCTGGAGGCAGAAGACTATCCTGAGATGGTAGTAGTAGAAGTTGATGAGGAACTGTGTATAAAAATGTGTGATGCTTATAGTTATCGTTACTGTGTGATTACGGCAGACGATTTTGTAGTTCCACCCAGAGGGATTACATTAGAAGAATTGACAGAATGATATTAATGGTGTAAGATAGAAATATGACTGACTACCTAAATGATACTCTTCAAGACAATCCGCTGGAAGAACTTACTCTCAACGGGTAATAACTGGACTGAAATTAATCTGACAGAATCACAAACGAGTCTCATTGTAGGAACAAATGGAGCAGGTAAGTCAACAGTTTTAGATGCTTTAACGTTTGTTCTGTTCAATAAACCATTTCGTAAGATTACCAAACCCCAACTAGTCAATACAGTGAACGAGAAAGACTGTGTAGTGGAGATTGAGTTTTCTACGGGTGTAACTGATTGGAAACTTATTCGTGGTATCAAACCAAACATCTTTGAAATTTATAAAGATGGGCAATTGCTTGATAAGGCAGCTGCTGCTACTGACCAGCAGAAGTGGTTGGAAGAGAACGTTCTGAAAATGAACTACAAGTCATTCACCCAGATTGTAATCTTGGGTAGTGCATCTTTCGTTCCTTTCATGCAACTCTCTACTGCAAATCGTCGTGAGATTATTGAAGATTTGCTAGACATCAAGATTTTCTCTCACATGAGTAATATCTTACGTGAAAAGATTCGTAGTTCAAACGACAGTATTCGTGAACTGACCATCCGTAAGGATTTGGTAGAAGAGAAGATTGATATGCAGAAGTCATTTATCTCTGACCTGGAGGAGACTGGTAAGAAGAATATCCAAGACAAGAAGAATAAGATTAGAGAGTTTGCTGGTAATGTAGATGATCTCGTAAAGGAGATTGAATCTTATGGAGACAAGTTGAAAAATGTTGAAGACCAGATGGAAGTATCTTCAGGTTCTGACAAGAAACTTAAGAAACTCGGAACACTTCGTGGTAAACTTCAACAAAAAGTTACAACAATCACTAAAGAACATAAATTTTTTACCGAAAATACGGTATGCCCCACATGCGATCAGCACATTGAGGAATCATTTCGATTAAATAGAATTAATGATGCAGAGTCCAAAGCAAAAGAACTTCAACAGGGGTTCACTGAGTTGGAAGAAGCAATCAGACTTGAAGAGGAAAAAGAAAACCAATTCAAGATTCTTTCTAAAGAGGCAACTAACCTAACGCATGAAATTTCTAAAGCAAATACTCGGATTTCAGGACTGCACAACAGAACAAGAGATATTGAATCAGAAATTCAAACTATTACCGAACAACTTGAGAACCGAAATACTGAGCACCATGCATTAGAGAAATTAGTTACGGAACTGGAGGAACTTCAATCTAAATACTCCCAACAAAAAGAGAATAACGTCTACAACGAATTTGCACATTCTTTAATGAAAGATGGAGGAGTAAAATCCAAAATTATTAAGAGATATCTGCCTCTTATGAATCAGCAGATTAATAAGTATCTTCAGTTAATGGACTTCTATATTAACTTCTCTTTGGACGAAGATTTCAAAGAGACTGTAAAGTCCCCGATACATGAAGATTTTAGTTATGAATCATTCAGTGAGGGGGAGAAGATGAGAATCGACTTGTCTCTCCTCTTTACCTGGAGAGAGATTGCTAAAAGAAAGAACTCTGCTAGTACCAATCTTTTGATCCTAGATGAAATCTTTGATAGTTCATTGGATGGATTTGGAACAGAATATTTCACAAAGATCATTAAGTATGTTGTGAATGATGCAAATGTCTTTGTTATTTCACATAAGACCGATGAACTGATGGATAAGTTTGACAATATCATAAAATTTGATAAAGTAAAAGGGTTCAGTAAAAAAGTCTCATAGGTATCACCGATGACAACCCCGAACTGGCAGCACCATTCCAAGAAGGATAAGAAACGGACTCTCAAACCACAAGCGATGAGAGCACGGAAGGAAGCACTCAGACAGTTTAAGAACCGGTACATGAACCCGTCCAAGAGACGGGTTTCGTCGTATTATGAGTCCATACGAACGAACACCAATGACTGTTTCCCACGAGATCAAGTCGCAACTTGCTAAACTGCTTGCTACCGAAGACCTGGTTGTGGAGAACAAGAATGTAGAGACTGCATGTTTCAATGTTCATACCCGTGTCTTGACCCTGCCCAATTGGAAGAATGCAACTCCTGTTGTCTATGACCTTCTGGTTGGACATGAAGTAGGACATGCTCTTTATACTCCTAATATTGATTGGATTGTAGACCGTAATATTCCCCCACAGTTTGTGAACGTTGTAGAAGATGTTCGCATTGAGAAACTGATGAAGCGTCGATATCCTGGAATCTCTAAGTCATTTTGGAAAGGATATGAAGAATTAAGTGATGATGATTTTTTCCAGATTAAAAATGAAGATCTGACTTCGATTAATCTGGCAGATAAAATCAATATTCATTACAAGATTGGTAAATTTGTTGATGTTCCCTTTGAGAACGATCAAGAGAAAGATCTTATGAAGAGATCTGGTGAGACTGAGACCTTTGAGGAAGTATTGGATATTGCAGAAGAAATTTACAAGTATTGTCTGGACAAGAAAGAGCAGGAAAGTAAAATTAATTTCGACAATCACGGCACACAGGGTGCATCTGGCGGTGAAGAAGGTGAGGGTGAAGAGGAGCAAGAGCAAGAATATTCTGCGAGTGGAGACGATTCTGAATCATCTGGTTCTGATGAGAGTGAAGACGGTGAGATGCCTGATATCAATGATCAGCAGCAGGGTATGTCTGGTGGAGAAACTTCTGTTCCTGATGTAAAGACCATGAGCGCATTTGATGATGCTGTTCGTGAGAATCTACTGGATCAGGATGCTCGTGATAATGTATATGTAGAACTTCCTGAGTTGGATCTTAAACAGATTATTATCCCGAACTCTAAGATTCATCAGTTGTGTGAAGAACAGTGGTCGGAAGAATCTACACCACTGATGTTCTTTCAATATGTTGATGAGGCATTTAACAAGTTTAAGCGTAGTGCCCAGAAAGAAGTCAACTATCTGGTGAAGGAGTTTGAGTGCCGTAAGTCTGCTGCTGCATATGCTCGTGCGTCAACTTCTAAGACAGGAGTTCTTGACTGCACCAAACTTCATACATACAAATACAATGAAGACCTTTTCAAAAAGGTCACAACATTTGCTGATGGTAAGAATCACGGTCTGGTATTTGTACTTGATTGGTCTGGTTCAATGGGCAATGTTATGCTTGATACTATGAAGCAACTCTTCAACCTTGTATGGTTTTGTAAAAAAGTTGGTATTCCTTTCGATGTCTATGCATTTACTAACGACTATCCTCGTGACGACGGGATGGGTATTGCTGAATTATCCTACGAAAAGAAAGATGGACTAGTTCGAGTTGGCGAGTCTTTTTCAATGCTGCACTTTCTCACAAGTAAAGTTAAAGGGAAAGAACTAGAACAGCAGATTCTCCACATGTTCCGTATGGGATATCACTTCAGTTCTAATTGGGGAGTACCATATACCATTCCTGTGGGATTATATCTTTCTGGAACTCCTCTCAATGAGGCACTGATTACTTTGAAGCAAATCATCCCTCAATTTAAGTCACAAAATAATTTAGAGAAAGTTCAATGTGTAATCCTGACCGATGGTGAAGCACCTCCTCTCAAGTATCATAAAGAGTTTCTTGGTCGAAAAGTATACGACACAGAACCATATCTCGGAGTCAATAGTCTTAATGGAGATTCATTTATCCGTGATCGCAAAACCGGACACACATACTCTATGATGCAAGACTGGAATGACCAGTCAAGATTCAGTCATACTGGTGCGATGCTTAAACTTCTCCGTAATCGTATGCCTTCAGTCAACTTTATTGGTATTCGTGTTCTTGCTACTCGTGATGCAAACTGCTTCATCCGTCAACATGTACCAAACTTTAATGATTATGCTAAGATTCAACGTCAATGGAAAAAAGACAAGTCCTTTACTCTTACCGAGTCTGGGTATCATAAGTATTTCGGATTATCTGCTAGTGCTATGAATCAGGACACAGATTTTGAAGTCAAAGAAGATGCTACAAAAACACAGATTAAGACTGCTTTTGTTAAGAGTTTGAGAACTAAAAAAATGAATAAAAAAGTTTTAGGTGAGTTTATTGAACTCATTGCATAAATATTTAAAACCTCATCATTTAAATCTATGTCTAAATTCGGAGATTTAGTTAAGGGAAAAAAAGGAGCACCAGCACCTGCTGCTCAAGCACCAGCACCTGCTGCTCCTACCCCTCCTGCCCCTGTAGCAGCACCTACTCCTGTCGCTAAAACAATGGGTGATATGTCTAAAATTGAACTTGAGGAACTTGGTCGCACCAAAGGTATCGAACTTGACCGCCGTAAGAGCAAGTCGAAACTTATCAAGGAACTCAAGGACATTGGGTGAACCAATCTTACAACTGTCTGAATGGGGGTCATAAGACCCCCTTTTTGGTCTATAATAACTTCAGTTGAAACAAAGCACACAACATCATGTCTCTCTCTTCCGAGTACATTCGCACTTCACTTCAATCCATGTATGGCGAGTCTGTCACCAGTGGCGATATTCGAGCATGGTGTGCAATGAATGGTGCTAATTATCAAACCGTTTCTAAAAAAATTGATGAATATAAAACTGGTCGTGGAAAATGGAATTTGAGTGTGCCTGAACAACTTGAGCAGACCTACCAGGCACCCCCTGCTATGCCTGCTGTCGAACAAAATCTAATTCCTGCAAAAGATGATACTTTCGTCAAGTTTGGTAACTTTGGTGATCTTAAAAAGATTATTCAATCCCGTCTATTCTACCCAACGTTTATTACTGGACTATCTGGAAATGGTAAAACCCTCTCGGTTGAGCAAGCATGTGCTCAATTGGGTAGAGAACTTATTCGTGTAAACATTACTATTGAAACTGATGAAGATGATCTTATTGGCGGTTTCCGTCTTATTAATGGTGAAACCGTCTGGCACAATGGCCCAGTCATTGAAGCACTCCAACGAGGATCTGTCCTGCTCCTTGATGAGATCGACCTTGCCTCTAATAAAATTCTCTGTCTCCAGTCTATCCTTGAAGGAAATGGAGTCTTTCTCAAAAAAATTGGACAGTTTATCCGACCCAGTGCAGGTTTCAACGTCATCGCAACCGCAAACACTAAAGGTAAAGGTTCAGACGATGGACGATTCATTGGAACTAACGTGCTCAACGAAGCATTCCTTGAGCGATTCCCAGTAACCTTTGAGCAGTATTATCCTGCCCCTGCGACTGAACAGAAGATTCTGGAAGGCATTGCTCTGGATCTTGGTGTGGAAGATCGCGACTTCTGCAAGCGTCTGGTGGACTGGGCAGATATTATCCGTAAGACCTTCTACGATGGTGGTATTGAGGAAATCATCAGCACCCGCCGTCTAGTGCATATTATTCGTGCCTATAGCATCTTTGATAATAAAGCAAAGGCAATTGATGTTTGTACCGCACGATTTGATGATGAAACCAAGCAAGCATTCCTTGAACTATATGACAAAGTTGATGTTGACTTTGTGATGCCTTCCGAAGATACCATTGACACATTTACCGCTGAATGATATAATGACGAATGCTTGGTCCCTACTTTATGATACAATGACGGAACATTCAAAGTATTATTACGATACTGATCGTAATAAAGACATATTAGACCCATCGATGCCACCATGGGGTCACAGTGATTTAGAATACCAAATCAATAATCCTGCTATGAACAACGAATCTACACGCTACAAATATAATGAGGCAGAAATTCTCAAAGAATTAACTGATTATATTGTTAGAACATATGATCAGCATTATTCTGCTGGTTCTGATAAGATTCAGACTCTTGATTTAATTGAAGCATGTGGTGATGGTGAGGCATTCTGCCGATCCAATATCCTCAAGTATGCTTCTCGATACGACAAGAAAGGAACTGCCCGTCGTGACATTATGAAGATTCTGCACTATGCTGTACTTCTGATGCATTTCAATGACAAGAACGCTCAACGTGAAACTTACCCTCAGTGATGAAAATCCGAAATCCTATGAAACTGTCTGAAAAAACTGTCAATCTTTTGAAGAACTTTGCTTCTATCAATCAGTCTATTGCATTCAAGAAGGGCAATACTCTCCGCACCATGTCTGTGATGAAGAACATCTTGGCAGAGGCAGAGATTGAAGAAGAGATTCCACAGGACTTTGCAATCTATGACCTAGTTCAATTCTTGAATGGTGTCACCCTGCACGACAACCCTTCTATCGAGTTCCCTAACGAGTCAAATCTGACCATCCGTGAGGGTAAGGACCGCAAGACCAAATACTTCTTTGCTGACCCTAGCGTAATCGTTTCTCCTCCTGAGAAGTCCATTGCACTACCCACAGAAGACGTTTGCTTTAAACTTGATAGCACCCAACTACAGTCGCTCCTGAAGGCATCTGCGGTTTATCAACTCCCCGATCTGGTGGCAGTTGGTGAAGCAGGTGTGGTCAAACTGGTTGTCCGTGATAAGAAGAATGACACATCTAACGAATACTCAATCAACGTCGGTCTGACTGATCAAGAGTTCAACTTTAATTTTAAGGTTGAGAACATCAAGATTCTCCCTGGAACTTATGAGGTTGTTATCTCCCAGAAACTTCTGGCACGATTTGTCAATACTAACTTTAACCTGACATACTTTATCGCACTTGAACCCGACTCAACGTTTGGCTGATGTCCCTATGAGGATAATAGGCAGTGGTCTTGTGATCCTTGCCTATTTTATTATTCTCCATGTGAATACAACTGTAGGTGTCGCTCTCCAAATGATTGGAGATAGTATATCGATTCCTTACTTTATACGGACAAAATCCTGGGATGTTGTTACTATGATATCATTCCTATTAGTGATTTCCCTAACACATTTATTATGAACATTTTCGTCACAAACGAATCCCCATGGAAGTCTGCAGAGATTCTACCTGACAAGCACATCGTCAAGATGCCTCTGGAGACGTGTCAGATGCTTGCTATCGTTGCATCAGACAAGTGGGGTCATGGTTATGGTACTTTGCCTAAGGCAGACGGCACACCCTATGCTACAGAGAAGGGAGCGTTCCGTAATCACCCCTGCACTAAGTGGGCAAACGAGACTATAGAAAACACTAGATGGTTGCTTGCTCACGGTATAGCATTATGTGAAGAGTATTTTAATCGATATGGTAAATGCCATACTTGCTTTAAAACTCTCCTTGTTGCTGATGAGATCATTCCTTATGTGAAATGGGATGACCACACTCCTTTTGTCTTTGCAGGACCTGACGAGTATAAGTATGATACAAGCATTGATATCTTCACTGCTTACAAGATGTATATTGCATCTAAACCTTGGGTATGCGATAATTACCTTCGTCTCCCCCACCGTAAACCTGACTGGATTTGATTATGAACCAAATTGATAAAAAACCTTTCATCTGGGTGGAGGCGTATAGACCACAGACCATTCAGGAATGTATCCTTCCTGAAGATACAAAGAAAATGTTCCAAGATTTTCTAAATAAGGGTGAAATTCCCAATATGTTACTGACAGGACCCCCTGGTATTGGTAAAACTACAGTAGCAAAGGCATTGTGCAATGAACTAGGAGTAGATTATTATGTCATCAATGGGTCCGATGAAGGACGATTCTTGGATACTGTCCGAAACAATGCGAAGAATTTCGCTTCGACCGTCTCGCTTCAAGCAACTGCAAAACACAAAGTCATCATCATTGATGAAGCAGATAACACATCCAACGATGTACAACTCTGCTTACGGGCGTTTATTGAGGAGTTTGCTGGTAACTGCAGATTCATCTTCACCTGTAACTACAAAAACAAAATTCTTGAACCACTCCACTCCCGATGTACAGTCGTTGAGTTTGGAATTAAAGGAAAAGAACGAGCAAAGATTGCCAACGGTTTCTTCCTTAGACTTCAAGAAATCCTCACAGGTGAAGGCATCGAGTACGACAACAAAGTACTCGCTGAACTCATTGGAAAGCACTTCCCAGACTGGAGACGAGTCCTCAATGAGTGTCAACGATACTCCGTTTCTGGTAAGATTGATTCGGGGATCCTTGCGTCGTTTGGGGATATCGCAGTAAATGACCTTGTTAAGAATATTAAGGAAAAGAACTTTACTGATGTACGTAAGTGGATCGTTTCTAATTTGGACAATGATCCTAATGTACTTCTGCGTCGTGCTTACGATGCTCTTTACGAAGTTCTGGACGGTCCTAGCATTGCTGCTGCTGTGCTCATTGTTGCTAAGTATCAGTATCAGTCGGCATTTGTCGCAGACCAAGAAATCAACCTCTTGGCGGCAATGACTGAAATAATGGTGGAGTGTCAATTCCGTTAAACAAACTATTAGGTAAATTAAAATGAATGTAAAACTGTTACGCATCAGCACTGGCGAAGAAGTAGTTGCTGAAATTGTTGAAGAAACTGATGAAACTATTACTGTAAGGAATGGACTTGTCTGTGTTCCCCAAGCACAGAGTGTTGGATTTATTCCTTGGGCAACTGTAGTTGATAAGCAAGAACCTGAGATTACAGTAGGGAGACAGTTTATTGTTTATATTGCAGCACTTGACCCTACTGTAAAAAACAAGTATAGTGAAATGTTCGGCGGTATTACCACCCCAGATAAAAAACTCATTTTATGATGAATCTAAAGTCTTATAAAACTATGTTGCGCTATCCTGGCGGAAAGAGTAGGGCAACAACCAAAATAGATCCTTACTTCCCTGACCTAAGGGAGTATAAGGAATATAGAGAACCATTTCTTGGTGGTGGTAGCGTTGCTATTCACGTCACCAAGAAGTATCCACACTTGGATGTCTGGGTTAACGACTTGTATGAACCTCTATATAATTTCTGGAGAGTCTTGCAGAGTGATAGTTCCAGTCTTACTGAGTGTATTCGTAATTTTAAGTCACAGAATCCTGAACCTGTATCTGCTAAAGACTTATTCCTAGAATCAAAAGAAATTGTAAATGACCATACTAAATCAAATCTATCTCGCGCAGCTGCTTTTTATATTGTCAATAAGTGCAGTTTTAGTGGTCTCACAGAATCATCATCCTTCAGCAAACAAGCAAGTGTCTCCAACTTCTCAATGCGAGGCATCGAAAAACTTCCAGGATACTCTCAACTAATCAAAGATTGGAAAATTACCAATCTTAGTTATGAGCAACTTCTTACTGATGATAAGAATATTTTTACTTATCTAGATCCACCATATGAGATTGGTTCTAATCTAT